TTAAGCATGTTAACTACACCTCTATTTACTTCTGCGCCTACCATACATGCAATAGCTATTGCAGTAGGGTCGCCGATAGCAACGAGATAATCATCGTCAGAAAAATCTTTTAACTTTTTTCTAATCATATGTAATGTAGGAGCTACACTTAAAACAACTTGAGAGCCAAAAGGAAGTAGAACACTTAATTCTCCATATTGCCCAGCAGTAAGAACACTAAATTTAGGATTCTCTTGAACAACATATACTTTACCTTTTTTCATTTCTTTCCTTTCTATTAAAATTTTACTTTATAATAATAATCTTTTATATATAAATATATCTTTAAAGAAAGTAAAAAATGAAAATCATATTTAGTGACGATAAAGTTAAGGACTTTAAATTTAAAACTGAACCATTTAAACATCAACTCGATGCTTTTAATATCAGTAGGGATAAAGAATATTATGCTTTGTTTATGGAACAAGGTACTGGTAAATCTAAAGTAATAGTAGATAATATAGCTTATCTATATAGAAAAGGTTCAATTAATTCAGCAGTGATTATAGCGCCTAAAGGTGTATATAGAAACTGGGAACAAGCAGAAATACCAATTCATATGCCAGATGATGTAATGGAATATTCGCATATAGAACTTTGGAAACCAGTTGAAACTAAATCTAATGTTAAAAGATTAAAAGATTTTTTACAGGAAGATACTCATAAATTAAAAATATTCATTATTAATGTAGAAGCTTTTAGTACAACTAAAGGGTTAAATTATACTCAACGTTTTCTTAATGTTCATAAAGCGTTAGTCGTAGTTGATGAGTCAAGTACCATTAAACATAGAACTGCGAGAAGAACTAAAAATATTTTAAAATTATCAAAGCAATCTAAATTTAGAAGAGTGTTAACAGGAACTCCAATAACTCAAAGTCCTGTTGATATTTATACTCAAATGAGTTTTTTATCAGAGTATGTTTTAAACTGTAGCTTCTATGGATTTCGAAATAGATACTGCGTGTTACGAAGAAGAACTATTAATATGAAAACATTTCACGAAGTAGTCGATTATCAAAACTTAGATGAACTTCAGCAATCTATTAAAGCACATATGTTTAGAGTAACGAAAGACGATTGTTTAGATTTACCAGATAAGTTATATCAAAAAAGAGAAATAGAATTTTCCCCTGATCAAAAAAGAATATATGAAACACTCCGTAAGAAAGCGTATGTTGAGTTATCTAAAGAAAAATCTATAACTGCTCCTTTAGTTATAACTAGATTGCTAAGACTTCATCAAGTCTTATGCGGATTTGTTAAACATGATGACGGTACTGAAGAAGCAATACCTGGAGTTAATCCTAGATTAAACGAATTAGTTCAAGTGTTAGAGGAAACTGAAGGTCAAGTAATAATATGGGCTAATTATAAAAGGTCTATAAAAGAAATACAATCTAAATTAATAGAGCATTTTAAAATACCAGTAGCAACTTACTTTGGAGAAACTAAATCAGAAGATAGACAAAAAATTATTAATGATTTTCAAAATGGTACTTTTAAATATATTATAGCTAATCCTCGTATGGGTGGTTATGGCATAACTTTAACTGCAGCTAAAACTGTAATATATTATGCTAATACATATGACTTAGAAGCTAGATTACAATCAGAAGATAGACCGCATAGAATTGGTCAAAAAAATAATGTAACATACATTGACTTTGTAACTCCTAAAACTATTGATGAAAAAATATTTAGTAGTTTAAAAAACAAACTTTCTTTAGCCAATTCAATAACTGGCGATAACTGGAAAGAATGGATTTAGGTTTATAATTTTTATAATCCTTACTTTGTTTAATATAAGAATAAGTAATTCCTAACATATTATCTATCTTCCTGATGTGTACCATCCATTTCAAAACGAATTGATTTAATGCGATAATTTAATTCCATTAATTCCTGCTTTACTTCTAATATATTTTGATCTGCTTTAATAACAGCAATCTCATCTTTAAACAATTCAAAATCGCTATATAGTTTACCTATATAAAACACGTTTCCACACGCAGCCGATATAAGGCCAACGCCAATAACAATGTTTTTTAAAGATAATTCAATCTGCATCATCTACCTTTTTATTTACATCTTTGCATAATTCACGAACTGTAGAGAATTCATCACCTAGTTCTAGGTCTTTATATTTAGCACAATTAGCTAACAGCTCGAGTTCTTGTCGTAGTCTATCATTTTCACGAAGTAATTGTATAGTATCATCATTACAAGTAGATTGTAAAGGCCATCTAAAGCGTACTCCAACAGTGCCATTAACATCATCGCTATAACTATTATAATTATTATCAACATTACCGTCACCATCTAAATACATAGTTTTACCATCAGTTCCTCTAAGTTCTGTGTATAGTTCAAAAGAACCTCTTTCACAGCTACTATTACTAGAGCCTAAATAATCATTTCTTGCTTGTGTTTTAGTGCTTAACAAACAACAGATGATTAATAACACCATTAAGAAAACAAGTAACCCACGTTCATAATTCATTAATAACCGCCCGATGCTACTCTTTCAATTTCTTTTATATCATATCCTATTTGTCTAAGAGAATCTGTGTTACCTCTAACAAGTTCTTCTAACGCTTGGTACTCTGCTTGTGATGCTAATTTGTACGAACCATCACGCAATGCATATAATATTCCCTCAAGCCTACCTACCCATGTTGCCATTTCAGCCATTTCTTTTACAAGTTCTTCTCTAGCGTCCGCATAGTTCTTAGAGTTTCTTCCTGTTTTATCTGTGTAAGTCCTGTGTATATTATCTATATCGCCGTAGACACGTTGCTCTAAGTTTGTTATTTCTAACTTTAATATAGCAATAGTAGTAGTGCTTTCATCAATTTGATTTGTAAGTTTACTTGTGTAGTTAATAGCACCATAACATGCTGCTAACACAGACAACACTACTGGTATTGAAGCGATATATTTAATCATTGTTAACTCTTTTTATTTTTATTTGCAAAATTACGAGCAGCTTCTACACTACCAAATCCCCATTTTTTAAGGGCTAAAGCTTTTCTCGTAGGTTCTCCGTTGGGCTTTTTCATCGGCCCTTTCATACCAGCAAAACGTGCTGCAAATGAAACTCGTCTAGGGTTAGTTCCTTTACTAACAGGAGGTTTTAAATTAGCTCCTTTAGAATTAAAGTGTGCTCTACCTTTAGCAGATAAACCTCCCTTAGGATTTTTATGTATCTTCTTCATTACTTCTTTTTCTTAGGCTTTTTATGACTTAATACTTGAGAATTTTTTGTGTGTTTAGCTCCAGTATGTAATGATCCATTAGGCATTTTATGTGTTTTGCCTTTAAAGAGTTTTCCATCTTTTGTATAATGAGGTACACCTTTCATGATTTCTTTTTCTTTTTTTTATTTTTTAATATTTTAAAATCTACTTTACTTATCTTACCATCTTTGTTTGCATCTATTTTTTTTTGATTACCTTTTAATTTTTTTACCATAATTAACTCTTTTTCTTTTTCTTAGGAAACCCAGCTTTCATATTAGCATAAGCTTTAGGTGTTATAGTTGATTTTTTCTTAGACCTACTTGTCCCTGCTTTTTTTCTAGCATTTATATTCGCATATAATCCTGGTTTAGCCATGTATTTTCCTCATCATATTACTTAATTCATTAGCTCTATTTGGTGTTTGTTTATACCATTTAGAATCTAACATTTCGTCCGCAGCTTTATTATAATCTTTTTCTTCTAATCCTTTTAACATGTTTTTGAAATTAGATACACCAGTAGTTCCTAATTGAAAGCACATTTCTATGAGTATTTCTTCAGCTCTTTCAGGTAAATTCATATTACCGCAAAGACTATCAGCGCCATAGATGGCAGTATCAAAATCAATGTCAAAATAATGTTGAAGAACATCTGTAGAATATTCAAGACCATCTTCCCAAGTTTCATCTTTACGACAGAGATGTCCCCATCCTATTGTTCTCTTTCCGAGAGTATCTTTATAGACCATATTTCTAAAACCTTCATGATGCTTGATTCTTTCCTCTAAGTTCATTTATCTCTATTAATGCCTTTTGATTTTTCGTAAGTTCTCAAAGCACCCATTCCCAATAAGGCCATTACTAAAGGCATCAAAGTTCCCATGTCTAATTCTGGTAAAGGTTTTGTGTCCCAATTAAAAGTTGCTATTAAAAATAATAAAAATTGTTTTAAAACATATTCCCAAAAAATTGCTAAAGCACAGCTAAAACCAATAAGAGGTCTCCATATTCTTTGAATGGCTCCTGATATTCCTCCAGCAGTGCTTTGAGCATCAGCTAAGTTAATGCTTAACTGTTTTTCTTTTAGCTTGGCTTCTATTTCGGCAAATTTTAATTTTAGAGTTTCTCGTTCTTCTTCAGAAGTATGCAGTTCATCTATAACATTTCCAACTGCTTGAATTGTTTTACCTCCAAATAATTTGCCTAATACCATTAAATTGCTCCGATAATAATAATAATTACTACAGCAACTATACCAGCTTTAATCCAGTCTTTCATTCCCCAATCACTCCACTCTTTCAAGTGCGCCCATAAGTCTTTTAAAAGTTTCATTGAAACCTCCTTTTGTTATTGTCTTTATATCATATATTAATTATCTTTAACAGAATTGTTAAAGTAACATTTCCCTTGTAAATCGACATTTAGTATAAGAACCCCTAATTTTTTTTGTAATTTAGTGGCTACTCTATACACTCTTGTCTTACTTCCCTTATATAATTTTTTATTTTTTCTATGGCTCTCTACTTTAACATCTATGGGAATAAGTTTATTGTTTTTTAATATGACTATATCTATAGGACCGGTGTTATGCACATTATAAAAAACTTGATGTCCTTGATTCAATAACCATTGAATGGCGTAATATTCTCCAACAGTTCCTAATCTACTTTTACTTATTTGGGCCATGACATGTTTGATACAGATATTAGTATACCTACTATCAAACTGATTATGCCTAAAGCTTTTAGTGTACCTCTACTATTAGCAATAGTCATATTTAAACTGTTAATAGCTTCGGTATTTTTCTCGACTAATTCCTCAAGTCTATCGTTAATTTCATCTTGGCGAGTCCATTTCTCGTTCTCTTTTGCTTCATGTATTTCTAATTTAGTTGCCACTATTCACCTAACCCTAAGATATCTGCACCTATTTCCATTCCTTTATCTACTGCTCCTGCGCCAAGAGCCACTCCTTGAATACCTATATCTGCTGCAGTTCCTACAATATCTTCTGAAACTTCTTCATTACCTCTTACATATCCCGCTGCTGAAGATTCTAATACTTGAGATAAGTTCAT